ATTGGGAGAAGGGTATTAACTTATCCCGGTACATGGATTCAGCCTTACGCCATGCTATGAAATTTTTACGTGGGGATCGAGATGAACCACATCTTGAAGCAGCTTGTTGGAATTTAATGTGTTGCCTGGATACAATGAAACGTATTGAAGAGGGTCTTCTTCCAAAGGAATTAAATGATATTCCTAATAACCCACTAACTATTCAAGATAATCCACTTAACATTCAACCAACATACTAATATGGACACTACACCAGCTAGAAGCTTGATTGCAGGCGGATTTGCTTCTTTTATGTTTTATTTGATTTCATCATCAAATCCAATTATTATTGGTGGTGGATACCCAACAGCAAAATTCATAGACGCCTATCAAGAGTGGGCAAAATTATCTGAGTTTGACACCTCAATTGCAGACCTTAATGTATGGCGTGAAGCATGTAAGAGTGGCTTTTTAAAAGGAAAATTATGAGAGTATATAGTAGCTTAGTTAATATTCAACCAAATATTATGGCGGCAGTTGATGTTGAAACAACCGGTCGTATGGCTGGTTACCATGAAATTATTCAGATTGCAGTCCAGCCTTTGGACAGCAATATTGAATTGAATGAAACAGTTCAACCTTTTTATATGCTGGTTGCCCCCAACTATCCTGAAAGGGCTGAAAAGGAAGCAAATAGCATCCACGGCTTAAATTTACAGGAATTATGTGATACAGCTATTAGTCAGGAACGTGCGATTGATATGTTTTATGAATGGTTTGATGCTTTAGGATTACCACACAAAAAATCTATTGTGCCATTAGCACACAACTGGTCATTTGAAGCTGGTTTTCTAAAAGCATGGTTAGGATTAGATGGTTTCGATCAGTGTTTTCACCCACACCCTAGAGATTCAATGCAGTTAGGTATCGCTATTAACGACCGATGTGCTTTTAGAGCCGAAGGTACATTGTTTAAATCCGTTGGTTTACCGGCTATGTGCCGACAATTAGGTGTGCCTGTTATTAAATCACACGATGCATTAGCTGATGCCATTGCAGAAGCAAAATTATACCGTGCTTTGATGCAAATGCAACTAATTTAAGAGACAAAAATAGCCAGTTAAATTAACTGGCTATTTTTGTATATTTATTGTGAAGTTAATAACCAAGACAAATCTTGTATTGTAATAATATCTCCACTATTAGTTGATGTAGCATAGGTTTCAAAATAATCGTCTTTTGATAAATCTTGTATATAAGCCAACAATGAAAAAGCTACAGGCTGATCGCGAGTTGTTGTTCTTACGGTTGTTGGAGCTAAAATAAATCCGCCAGTACCACCGGTGGCTGTACCATTTCCTGTTGCCACAACCGGAGGGACCGGAAGGACCACTGGGGCCACCTACTGTTTGAAGGGCAATAATTTCAGCAGCTAATTGATCGTAATCGTGAAAGTCAGGTTGAACATCGTCATATATATATATATATATATTATCACGATCATTATTGCCAGTTGTTATACCATCAAAAATTTGCCCTGGATATTGAGGATTGTTTTTGCCCGTAAAATGCCTTTAAATACTTTCAATGTTAAATGTCGGTGAACCACCTTGTCCGATTACTTTAAAGACGCGACAAACTGATAGTTCTGTTAGACAAACACGGTGTACATAGACACCAAAGCAACGAAGCTGTTTTCGCACTTCATCTGTTAGATCTTGTTTGACTTTATCTGATACATGTTCCAGCAAATCGTCTAAATTCCATTTTGTGACTACATCTACTGTGGCTGCTTGGGTAATATCGTTAACAGTTGTCCCTACATCCCAGTTCTGTTCGCCAATTGCCTTAACGATATCTTTAACCGAAAATACAACCAACACGCTAACCACGATTTGTTTTTTGTCTTTGGTTGACAGGGCTTGTCCTGGTTGATGGTTTGTTTGGCGGGCAGTGACTATAATCTCATAATCGGTAGTCAACGGCCAAATCCAATGCCATCCAGGTGTCATTTCCTTTACCCAACGCCCAAATCGCCATTTAACACCCCCATGTGTAGCACGAACAATAACCGGCCTTGGAATAAATTTTAGAATTGCATTAAAGATATCCGATAACCATGAGAAATTCATATGTCACCAAAGTTGCTTTGGACAGTGTTGAGTACTCATTCGAAGTTTATTTAGTAATGCCGCGCCTTCGGCCCTTGTTTTACAACCACATCCCTTACACCGCTGCTGCTCTGTGTCGTACCAATCACATTTTGAACAATATTGATCATGCAAGTGTTTAACCTCAGCATCTGTTCTTGTAGGTCGCCCCTCTTGTATCCAGTTTTTTACGGCATACAGGTATGTATTTAGTTCTGTTGCTAGTGATGGATATTCTTTCGGGGCTATATTTGATACCGCGCCGTCACACTCTTTGCATGATGCCGGACATGTAATTTTATTTGTGATAGAACAGAAACCAACAACCTTCAAAGACCCATCTTGATTAAGTTCATTTGAGAACTCTAAATAAGGACAGTCAGACCACGTTGATTTAAATACCAATGGATTATCGGTGGCTGAGTACCCATACGGACAAGGTGGAAGCCCTGTATCATAGCAAACATTCTTTTCAAGATCAAATACCGGTTGATTGAATGTTGGGTGTAATGGAGGTATTAAATGACAATGACAATCCCTTGTTTGTGCTAAAACACATTGTGAGCAAGTCTCATTTGTTACTGTTGTATTAAAAGTACAAGCCATTCCATTTATACATTTTTGCCGGATTGATTCTGTACCGTCAGAATTTCGTCGAACGATAGTTTGTCTGCGTGTGCAATTTACCATAATTTCCTCGGGCAATGATACTTAGGATTGGATAGTATTTCATATAAAACTTTAGAATTGCGTATAAGGCTGCAATTCTGTTTATTTGGATTAAAATTTGGACACTGTTCGCAAGTTGTTTTGAAGAGGTATTTTATTGTGTCTTCTGGCCGTGGTTCAAATGCTGGTTCATCAATCCAATCTGTTTCAATTAAATTTTTAAATCCACAATTAGTACAAATATAGGGGTTAACAAGATCATAAAGATGTTCACACCTAGCATCTTGACATATAAGCATATTCTGATCTGTTAACGTATCGTAAAAAGCTCTTTGACTACTACAACGTTGCATTTTATCTCCTAGCATTTATATGCTTCTATTGTCCACAATTCACGACAAGTGCATTCGTGTCCTAAGTCACCATCAGTTCCAAGCCCGCCAATATACACCTGATTGCCACATAAAGCCGTCTCTTTATCTGGATACCAACCACCCCAAGGTTCTGTTGTGTTCATATATTTTCCATAATGTACATTTACATTAGACACACTCAACATTGGACTGTAGTTTAATTCGCTTCCATCAGAACATGTTACTTTTCCAGCGGCAATTTCAGCTAGCCTAGCCGCTCTAAAAGATTCTGCCGCTGCTCGAGAACCAAAAGTATAACAACAACTTTTCCATTCACCTTTGCAACAATATCCAACGGTTCCAGGGGCACAACCAAAAAATGTTTGATCACAAACCTTTACAAGCTCAGGCCGATTTACTTCATAGGTGTCAACCCGCCATGTACACTGTGTTTGGAACTTCGAACAATCAACACCGCATTCAGTGCAAGCTGGTGTTACTTCGCCGGTAGGTTCACCTTTAGGTGAACTTGCTGAAACACTTTTACTACTAGCATGTGCTTTTTTAGCTAAATCTAATGCTTCAATCACTGGGTCTGGTTCAACTATATCCATTACTGACGAAGATTTACAATCAATTGTTGGAAAAACATCACCAATATCAGATGGATACAAATCACCTGATGATAATGTAATATGTGCCTGATCGTCTAAATAAGTTGAGCCACCAAGTAAAATATGACCAATAGGTGGAGTTACGGTAAAAGTATACCCAGCACCAGCTACCAACTCATCATAAGTTGGTGGGAAAATTGTAGCTTGGTCTAATGCTGCTGGCCAAAAATATGGGTAGGTTGTTGTTTCACCCGATCTAATAGGAGTCAAGCATTCAAAATGTATGATGTTTTCAGCATTATCATATTGTATACTAGTGATAATACATTTAACAGGTGAAGAACTAAGTTGACTAATGTTTAAGGTCACACAATCAAACAAATCTAAATCTAAATGTTTGATTGGTGTGTCAAATGAAACACTTTTCCAATTATTAGCTAATCGGATTAACCAAAATGTTGCTGATTTTAAAATTGTGCTATATGTATTCTGAGTATAGTAATCAATTACTTCCTCCTCAATACCGTATTTAGACACATTGTATTTTAGAATTATGCTATTATCAACATTATCTGTACTTATAACTCTTGCTTCAGATTCTTTCCAGTTTGCTACGTATTTAGTTCGTAGGTCATCCGTATTTGTTAGAAATACATTTAGTGTGTTTGATAAAATATCACTTTGAGTTAGTGTTCTAATAGACGTAGGTTCTGCTGCAAGATATACAATATATAATGTTTCATCCCGTACATATACTGCACACCTGGATTGATAAGCAATATCATAAATAAGCTGCATTACTTTAAGCTTATCTTTAACAACAAAATTAGCCGGGTAATTTGTTAACTGGGCTTTGACTGCTGCTTTAGTTACCGGATCAAATGTTAATGCGGTATATTTTGTTAACAACCAATCAATAATGTCAACCGGATTCGGCCCTACATCAGATGTAAATGAAACATAAATATCATCCGACCAATTTGTATCAACCTTGCTCAGTGCTTTTTCAAACCCAATTTCAATTACATTATAGCCAGTATAATCAGTCTCATAAATTGTATATAGATCTGTTGGCACAGTCATTAACAATTCACGGCCAGTTGTCTCTTGGCGTTTATATGCCGAAACACTATTCACGGTGCCAGGAATAAGGCTTACAATGAATAATATTTCAGTTTCACCTTCTAAATAAACTTCTGAGCCAGCCGGTAGCCACGCAAAGGTACTTGTTGGCATGTCATCAAGTGCTTTTTGTGACGCAGTTGGACCATCTACTACTTTTGAAACCCAAACAGGTTCAGCTGTGCAAACTTCTTGTGAATGATATTCTGGTGGCACAAACCAACTTTGTTTATCAAGAGAATTTGTCCAGGTTGAATTCCAATGTTGGAGTTCATAGTTGCCATCTGTTGTTGTTTCAATTGCATGGCACTCTATTTGAGCTACTGTTGCAACATCTGGATGCTGCCTGTCGTTAATTATAAAAGTTTCACCAGAAAATGAGCCTTTAAATTTAGCACCATTGATATCAATAGTAACATTGGTATGTTGTGGAAAAGCACCACCACCACGTATAGTTAAAGTTTTATGCTCGTACTCTTTTTGTTTCTCGAGTAAGTCTTCCAATTCACAGATTTGAATAAAACGATCCTCAACACAATCAAGATCTACACCCCACATTTCCATGACCGCTGTTAAATTTTTAGACCGGTCTGATAGCGGAACGTCTTGTAGTTTCCATTCAAGTGGGTTGATATATGTTACCAAACCAGTTTGCATGTTACCAATGGTCTCAGCATTATTCTCCATAGCCTCTTTAATAATGATCGCATTATCAGCATTTCGTATTTGGCGTGCTGATGGTCCAACACGCACAAATTGATCCCCAAACCAGTAACCAGATTCTTGATTATCATTATTAACAAGGGTATAATGACAATAACCCGGCATACACCACCCTACGTGCTGTGCTGGTGAGCCGCTACTATCAAGGTAATACCTATTAGGCACTACCTTTGTGCCAATAATCACACTTTTGCATTGTAAATAGTGTGCTTGACAAATACGTGCTTCCAATGTAAAGTCGTGGATACCTTCACCACCAGCAAGGAACCCTACTCTTGGAGAACGCATTTGAACTGCTTTCATGTTACATACAGTACCAAATGCTAAGGGCCAAACCTTTCCTAAAGCTGTGGTTGGTATGCTTGGAAAATCTCCTTCTTCCATAGAAAACGCTACATCGGTATTTACTGTCTGTGTGTCAATATTAAAGCTAAGTGTTCTATCTCCTTCATTCCAAGTGATTGGTGTAGTAATCTCACCTTGGAATAGTAGAACCTTTTGACTATATGGCAACCCCTTAAATGTGATATAGATCCAACAAGGACATTTTTGTATATCGTGATTGTTAAGTAGTTCTTTAAGCTGCCCGTTTACATCGTCTAATTGGACTGAGGTTGATTGTGAGTCGCCTGCGCCGGTAACAGTTATTACAGTCTCAAAATTGTCCAGCCGAATAATAGATGGATATGGATACTCCATTCCATTTATTTTCTGGTCAGCGTACGCAGTACGGTGTGTTTTATCTCTTGTCCAAGCCACTTCTAAAACAAAGATAGGTTCACTTCCATACTGTTGTGCTAATTTTGTTGCTACTTCTAATGGAATGCTCCGCATTATTCGCTCTCCTCAAAGTTTATTGAGACCGACATATACTCCCCACCGGGTACGCTAGGTGCCCGCCCGGAACCAGAGAATGCGGATGGATTTGTTTGTAAATAACCAATAAAAATAGTGTTGTCATGGTCTACAATTTTTATTTTAGAACTTGTGTAGCTTCTAATAAATGCCTCTAATTCTAATGCCTTGTCCCTTGAGATATTGAATTCCCAACTATGTTTTTTCCTTTGGTCTTTTGACTTTACATAGGTATAAAGCGTCCCATCCATCGCCCTCAAAGCTTTTACAATGGCCACTGGTTCTATTGAATCCCCCCAATTTGGGCTAGGAAGCAATGTGGTAGTCTGTATATTTGGATAGGGTGCTTCAAGTATAAACATTAGTTCAACCTAAAGTTAGCGGATTCATTAAAAATCAAAGAATCTGACACAATCGGTCGTCGCAAGACGATATTGGTTGCTGTGTCAGAGAACACAAGCGATAACCCAGGATTATAATCCTCAATTCTTGTGCCTTCAAATTCAAACCCAATGCTCCATTTATCGCGTCCATCGCATGTAGCGGGCTCATTTGGCTTTAGAACTACACCCAACCATGCGCGACCTTCCCAGTCTATTACTTGGATTGCCTCACCGATATGATTGAGTATGAACGCTTGTATTAGTGCAATTTCTGTACCAGTTAGACCGATAAATGTACAACTAATTGTATTTATTTTTGGCCAAACTGGATCAGCGAACACGGTCAAATTTCCACCACGACTTTCACGGTTTATTCTGGTGTGCGCACTAGAATCTCTGTTATCAAGTTCTGGTGCCCGTAAATCCACATAATCATCAATACCCCCTGCAGCGGGGTATATTAACTGAAAACGTGGATTGGCTGGGATAAGTTGTTTTAATGGGGTGGTACTAGCTGGGGCATCTGGTTGACCTGTGTAGTCTGAGGTGCCAATAAATGGGTGGTATTGTTTAGTAATACATGGTGTCACATAATAATAGCTGGTAGATTGACCAAGATTCAAGAGAGTTGTTGCATCTTTAAGGAAACTTGCTTGTTTGACAACTGTCTGAGTGAATGCTAATACATCGCTACCATCACCACCTTTACCACCAACTACCACCTGATTAAATGTAAGTGAGTCGCTAGCGTGATTCATTCTGACACTCGCGTCAACAAATGTGAGACTATCTGCAATGGCTACGCTGTATGGCCTACCTGCATATTGAGCGAATGTGCATAAATCTGTAATTGATTGCCTTGGATTATTATTGTTAGATACAGTTTCTGCAAATGAAATATAGTGGTTAAGTGCAAGCCGTATTGAACCATGCCAAGTTACTGTCTCAGTAAATGTTAAGGTTTGAGGTACATATTGCCATTTACCATTTTCAACCACCACTGTTTCAGTAAATGTTAAATAATCACCAGTTGGTTTGAAATCGTCAACAGCATGAATAAATGATGCTGCATCTGTAAAATCTAAATCTTCTGCTGCCGATCCAATTTGACAGCGTTGGCCTGCATCGCTAAGCACCAATGTATCTGAAATTGACACTGGAAAGTCGCCAGGGGCATGGTCAGAAAAAATAAGTGAATCAGAACCAGATGCCCATTTCCACAAGTCATAGTGAACAGTCTCATTTAAAGTAAGGGTGTCCGCTATTGTTTGTGGATAATATGGATCATAGTAGAGAGCTTCTAGCATCTGGCGAGTTACACGCAGTTGGCTTTCACCAGTAACCAGGGCTTCCAGCATTTGGCGAGTTACGCGTAGTGTCATTTAACCCACCTCGAATCCAAAGTGTGCTGCATTTAAATCGGCTTCCAGCCATAGATTTGATGTGTTAGGATCTGTTTCACAAATATTACTGATTGTTACATATGTGCTAGAACTAATTGTATCTGTTGCTGTCACAGTGTCACCAGCGGATTCAAAAACCGTTTTAATATCAATTGAATTAGCATCAGTTACTCGACAATTGGTATTAACTGATACACCGTAAATAGTGCCTAAAGTTGATAGACTTGCGTAGTCAAATAAATCCAAGTGACCAGTTGTATCATCTTCTACATATGTTGTATCATCATCTGAAATTGTTCCATCATCAATACTAGTTCTGTGGGCACCATTTGCCGGATATATAGTACTCCAATTTGTTGAATTTTCACCGTCGGGGTTGGTTACAGCCACACGACATTGCCCTAGCAGGTCTGTATTTAAGCTTCCAGAGCCATCGCAGATATAAAAATCATCAAAGTAAGTATATCCTGTATAACTATATGCACCTAACTTAACCTTATCATGGTAATCATGAGTCCCCAACTTAGTATCCACACCAGTCGCACTAAGCTGAACACTACCATTAAGACGTGCAGAGTATGATCCAGTAGTGCCATTACAGGTGACTTTAAATTCAAGATAATACCAAGTATTTAACCCTAAACCTAAACCGGATGTTGCTGCTACTGGTGTTGCATCAGAATACACGAGTAACTCGCCGGATGCATCGATTCCAAGTGACATACCACGCGTAGCGCCATCATATAACATTATAAGTTTTGTTGCCGTAGCATAAGTATGCTTATATGCAACACCCACAATCAAAGTAGCATCCGTTGTTAGTGTAGGTGTAAATACATAATTATCATCCCCTGTCATTCGGATACACTGGCCACCCCAACGCCCATCTTGTGACTTGATAACCCCACCTGAAACACCGCTTGTGTAACGGCGTGACAACAAGGAATCAATTGTTGTTGTTCCTGTGGTGTAATAACCTTCAAAACCGTCAATCCATAATAGCATATCAGTAGCCTCCAAAAATAGATGGGGCGGGAGAAGCCCACCCCACCTAGGGAGATAACATTAAGGTACACTTAACGTATAAGTGACTTTCAAGGTATCACCGTTTGCTACGGTGACAGTAGAACTGAAACCAGCTTCCGACCACATAGCACCAGTTGTACCGCTCTTAGTGTTTTCATTCGTAATAAATAACCCCTTGAGAGTTGAACTAGCATTACATGTAAAATCAACTGTAGCTGCATTCGTAATCGCTCTGGCCGATGCCGCCCCGCACGTCCATTGAGGACGGTTAGCGTTAGAATACGGAACAGCTTCTGTCCACCCAGCATGTGATGCCATGGTATGGGCAGCAGCATAAGTTGTCCAACCAGAGTTATCAATTAAACCAATGTACCATGTACCAGATGCCGCACCAGAACGGAATTCAGTTTCCATCATATGGTGTACACCTTCAGTTACAATTGCATTGGGTGCTTCATGTATACCAAGCAGAGTACCATCAACACCCCGATGCTCTACAGTAAATAAGCCAAAAAACTTAGCACAATCATTCATTATATGACCTCCATTTTTGCGGGTTACCATTTACCTCGCGCCGGAACCCGCTGACCACCGGGGCGTGTGTAAATTTAAGTCAGCCTAATTGTTCCACGTTTAATACCGCGACGTAAGCCATTTGCAATACTTTGGATTGTTTGTGAACTTGAATCACCACCATTAACAGTAACATTTATGTCACCAACATTAGTAACTGCACCACCACGTTCACGGAAAATTGGAGTTGATCCGAGATTCATTGCATTCAATTGTGGTGCGAATTTTCTAGACGCAGTAGTATTCATAACAATCTCACCTGGGGTGAGCATTGCCATTTGTGTATCAGTCCAGCGAGGTGCTGGACCGCCAATTGCACGATGAATGACTCCACCCAAAGCTTGAGTTGCTACACCGGGTGTTTGTGCTGCCAATGACCGTGCAGACATTATAGCGGCATTTATTTGGGCATTAACAGCACTAAAAGCGTTTGCCAAATTGTTTGCGTATACTACAACTCCTCCAATAGCCGAGCCTAAATTTGGTAATGCAGATGTAGCATTGTTAATTTCTAATGGGATACTAGCCATACGTTCAGCTAGCGCATCCCCACCGCTTATAGAATTTAATTGACTTGAAATATTATTTATCGTGTCTTGAAGTGCATTTGGATCTGCGGCTGTCATGCTGGCAAGAACTTCTTTAAAAGTTTGTTTATATTGGTCGAGTTCCGACATTGCTTGTTTAAGGTCAAATTCAAATGGATTAACCCCCGAATCGTAATAAGGGTCTTTCTTAATAGTAGCTTTGAATTTTTCTAGTGAATCAATATATGCAACTAATGCCTTGCTAAATTTACCTCTATCACCGGTGTTAGCTGTATTAAACATGTTGTCAACTGCGGTTTTTAACTCATTGATACTGGTTGCAGCTGCTGGTATTGAATTTTCAATTTCCTGCATCTGTTGTTCAAAGGTTTTACCACTCGTTGGTACCTGTAGACTCTGAAAAACTTTGCTTAATTCAGCTTCTACGCTAGCCCTAACAACACCGAGTTCTTTGATGGCTTCTTCACCGGCTTTCTTTAAGTTTTCAACTTGTCTAATACCAGCTACCCCAGGATCTAATAGCCCTGTACGAGTCATTTCATTTTGTAGGCTTATAGTTTGTTTTTGTTTTAAATCAAGTAATTGTTTACCTATATCGGCAGAATCTAATGCTACTTTTATTAGCATTGCTGGCATTTCATTAAAATGACTTTGCAGTTTATTTTGTACTTTGCTTAAATCAAGTATATCTTCAACAGCAAATGGCTTAATCTTGATTTTATCACTCAATGTAGAAAATTTTTCAATTAACTCATTGAAACTATCGTTGAATTCCTTGGATGTTTTGGCACCTGGGAATTGTTTACCTTGTATGGTACCACCAAATAGTTTAACTAATGAAGCTTCAACTTCTTTTATACCTTTATTTAAATCATCAAAATCCTTGCGTGCAGTTGCAATCCTATCTGGAAGACCTTTAGATTCTTGTTCTGTGAGTTTTACTTGTTGCTCAGCTACACTTACACGATCTTTATCAATTTGCAATGACTTCTCTCGTGCGATTCGTGCGACATTTTCTTCGGCAGCAACTTGTTCAGCACTATCATAAAATTGTTGTGACCTAGCAAGCAGTTTTTCCATCTGCTTGACTTCTTCTTCTGTCTTTGGTCTAACACTGAGTGCTTGATTGCGTAATTTATCGCCTTGTAATAATGCTTGCTGTGCTTGTTGTTCCTTGTCAAACATTTGTATTCGCTGATTAGCCGTCTTGTCAGCCACAATAGCTTGTTTATCACCAACGGTAGACTTAAGGTCTCTTATTTTTTGATTCGCTGCGGATTCTGCTTCAACTAATTTGTTAATGTATGCAGTATGTTTTTCAAGAATACCATCAAAATATTGTTTAGTTGAAGACACAATTAAAGCTTGGTTAGCTTTTATTTGGTTGTATTCTTTATCAGTAACAATCTTGTGTCGGCTAGCCGCCTCCATTGCTAATCGTGCTTGTTCATCATTTACTTTTTTTAACCCATCCATTTGTAAATTGACTTGAGCTTGTACATTTTGAGTAATAGCTTCATATGCTTTTTTTGTATCCGCCTCCATCTTAGCCATAGCTGCCGAGGATTTGTTACTAAGTTGGCTAAATAACGCACCAATAGCAGCACCAACTGCGATACTACCGGCAATTATCCAAGCTATTGGGCCGCCTAAAGCTAGCATAAATGCAGCTACCTTTGGGGCGGCTACAGCTGCGGCTGCACCAAGTGCAGCATAAGCGCCGACTAAAGTAGTAAGACCAACTGCAACACCAGCTAAAGCAGCTGTTAATAGCAAGCTCTGTACAATTGGATTTTGCGCCCAATTGATTAGGCTTGCTTTAAGTTTATTCCAAATAGTTGCAACACCTAACATGGAATCACCAGCTTCTGACCATGCTAATGCTACATCATTAACCGCCTTCTTGTACTCCCCACCCGGTGTTTTTAATATACTCTCAGCAGCTACCCTGGCGGTATCGGAGGTTGCATCTTTTAATAATTTTAATGTATTTACATATACATCAGCATTTTCTCCAGCCAAACCCATTTCTGTACGAATTGCTCGTACATTGGCGGTTAATTTTACCATTTCATCCGAATTACCACTGGTAATCTGTTCCATAGCTTGAAGTACACCTATGAAACCACCAAATTTAGTAAGAGCCTGCTCGGCATTATCAACACCCCAAATATCTTTCATTGCCGCTTTTAGAGTGTCGGTCGGTTTTAATAGACTCATCATTAAAGCATTGAGCTGGGTTATAGCTGTACCAGCTTTTGTACCTTGTTGCGTCATAACCGCCACAGCTGACATAGCTTCCTCAATACTAATGCCCATAGCCGCAGCAGTAGGGCCGACACGACCGAGTACATCTGCTAAATCAGATGCATCCATACGGCCAACTTTAATTGCCTCGAAAAACATACCAGATAATCTACCGGCTTCCGATACATCGAGATTCCACCCCTTTAAGCCGGATGACAGTAAATTGATTGTATCTACAAGCGGAACATTATTGGCGGCTGCTAAATTGGCAGCTGCACCAAATACTTCCATAGACTGGGCAGCTGTTCCCAGTTGATTTTGCATGGTCTGATAATAGCCACTAGCTACATCATCTAAAGGTTTAGCAAATTCAGATGACATTGATACCAGTTTCTCACGTATCCCTCCAATAGATAATGATGTAGAATCCATAATGGCAGCAGTTTGCCCTAGACTCATAGAAAACTTTGCTGCCGAATCAACACCCTCGTGAATAGCTTGATTCACATCGTTTAAAGATGCAATAACAGAACGAAAGGCAATAATTTTTCCAATTTGTGAAACAAATCCTGAGACACCACCACTTGCCGAGCGAGTTGCAGCATTAGTCCCATGCATTGTTGTTTGCAAAGTTTGTAGCTGTCGAGTTAAATTAGCTAAAACGCTAGCTGAACTGGCTGCTTGGTTGAAACTTTGTAGAGCGGAAGCCGATAAACCGAGTGACATGTTTAACCCAGATAAAGCCGTTTTTACGGCTTCAATATTGGGTATGGTATTCCCGGTCTCAAATCCCATCCTCTGAATAATTTCTTCGGCCATTATGATACCTGTTGTATGTTAAGTGTTAAAAATGCCCATGGTGAAGGCATACGCACTTTTTTGATATTATCTTCAAATACTTTACCAGCTTTGACTTGAAAATAGTATGGTGTGGCTTTCTTTAATCGAGCGAATAGCCTTGCTTCTACTGGATTGGCATTTGCGTCGTTATACTCGTTATAGCATAAATGCCATAAAGTTGTATTATACTCGGCTACATATGCGCCTGAAAACGAAGTAAATCGTCCTTGACTCTTAGCATTTCCATAGCTTGGGCCATTCATTCCAGGGAAGCCACCAGCTGCTGGTACTGCAAAGGTAACTCCTATTTTACTGGCTAATTTAATAAATGTACCGTGTGAGGCACCAGACCAAACGGGTATCTCCGTGATTGCTGCCTGTATCCACGCCCCAACTGCTTCCTTGAGTTGGGTTGTCATGTGCGTATCTAGAGCCTTCTTGTAAGCTCCCATCTTCAAATCCATTTTAATGAACTTACAAGTCATCTTCATAGTTTAGGTTCCACCAGCAAGTTTAATAGCAAAGTCTTGATCATCGTGTTCACGCGTTTGACTATAGCTTAATAATAATGCTTGTGCCTTAACATCACAATCATCCCAACTTTTTTTGCCTGGGATTGTTACTCCTGGGGGGCTGAGTCCGAAGCGTTCGCAAGCTCTCCAGATGGCGAACTCTGCTGTTCGGTTGTCTGGCCAGAGAATTGTTCTGGAGCCGGTCGCTGACCAAGTAGAAAAACCGCTCGAGCCTCATCGAGTTTGGATTCATCTAGCGAGTTTGCAACCATAACGCATTGAACAATACGATTGATTTCTAACGAAGCTAATCCAGCAGCTTTGAAGTCTTTAATATAATTCAACCAAGTACTGGGATTGTCGATATCAACTGTGTCCCATTCAATTTGACTCGGTTCTAAAGACTTAATAACCAAGTAAGCAATACGACGTTCAGCGTGTTTATCCATCATTTGCGTATACGTCTTATCACCTTTATTTGGCACCCAACCATCCTTAGTTAATTTTCCTGGTGGTTTAGGTTCTGGACAAATTTTATCAAACTCATCCAAATCAATTACAGCTTTTGCTCGGATAACAATAGGATTATCTCCACGAGGAAGAATCAAAATTTCTTCTTGCGGTGCATCCACAGTTCGTCCACTAATCTTCATTCTTTTCTCCCTTTAATAAAGTCAAAACATACCTGGATGCCATATAGGGGCATCCAGGTTTCAAAACAAATTACGTGGTCCGTGTCACCGTTGCCGAAGACACATTACACTTACCACTAACAGCAATCGTTGCATCCTTCAAACTGAAATCAAGTTTTTCATACCGGAAATCAGGAAGAATAGTTGTTTCAGTTTGAGCAGTGCCACATGGTGGATTATGCTCAATCTCAACATCAACAGCATAGGGTTCACAAGCATCTGTAGCAGATGTAACCCATTCATCAGCACTACCTTGTTGTTTGAGGGCATCTACTGGAGTGATGGCCTCACTCGTACCAGTCGTGACGAACTCATAAACAAACTCTAAGCTAACGTCAAGTGGCTTTTCATCACCTTCACGCACGGTGTCAAGGTCACCCCTATCGAGTAGATAGTTGTATTCCTTGTTCTCCGTGTACTTCAAATTACCTTCACCGATCTTGATATCAAGCCGATTGGCTTGGAACGTCAAGACAGCATCATTTACTGCGTTAACAGCAAGTGCCGGGGTAATTGTGATACTCGTCGTTGGACTAGCAGATACACCGTTTACATCAGCAGGGACGCGAGCAGTCACAGTGTAGACAGTCGTGTCAACAGAGTTGGTAGTAAATCTAGCACCAATAGGAACTAAATCCGTATCAACTGTATTAAGAACCACAGTATTGATACTTAGGTTCGTGTCATTAACAGTACCATTTGCCGATAGTTTAGCTGTGCCACTTAGTCCGTCCTTTAAACGGATCGTAGCGTCTCGTCTTTTTGTTACTCATCTTTTGGATGGGGTTAGTCATTTCTGCTAACCTCTGCATGTCTCCATGCAGAACAGACTATATCTTCATCGTTCTTAGAACGAGCCGGGCGTAGAGTCGTTGGGGGTTCTGAGGAGCAGTCTTCCCTGCGGGTTGTCCCTACCAAAAAGATTTTTACGTGGCCTGCGTACCTTTTGTCTAACGGGAGATTCTCGCATATAGCCCAGTTTTACATACACATTACTGTGTAAGGAGTCCATCTTAGACAAACTCAATTCGTGCCATGTTTCAGGTCTCCTTCTTCTTTTGCAAAAGTTTCACACTCAGATGACTAGGGTTTTTGGCCAAGTACCCTTACGTTTCAAACGTCCTAATATATGTACAGAATGCCAAGGTACATCTTGCTACAAATTAAATTTGTTATTGTGTAGCAATACATGCTTGGTCCTTATAAGTACATAACAAAATGCCCATCAACCATGGATTGACGAACACGGTCTACTTTACCTAATTGACCAAAATGCATTACTACATTTGGGTCTACACGACCACTGGTCGGACGAAGGCAGTCAACATATGAGCTATCGTCACCAGCTTCACTTCCAAATTTATACACATTGATGGGACCATTCATCGCGTCAGACATTGCACCACACCAAGTTTGAAGTTTGTATGCATCTGTCTGATCCATCAATTCAGTTAACAGTATATTTGCATCCACAAGGATACGAAAATAATCGTGGCTTAATTCATTGATGGATGGACCAGTAATACGTAACTCAGCATGATCAAAATTAAGAGTCTCTGCCTCACGTTCATCAATACCATCAACAAGCAATGGTAATGGTATTGCTGCACAAGCAGTACTAAAATGATAGGCAACAGAAGCCACTATCCATCGAGTCCAGTTTTTATTCATTATCTAGGCTCTCTGTGAAATTTAAGGTTTGCGTTACCTGTGTTGTTTTGGCTGTTGTAGCACTTACAACCATCTTGCCTGTAATATGCCAGCCTGTATGCTGCTCTAATCGTTCGATATTTTTAAACTCATATCGGTGATCATCGTACGCAAGCCAATCCTCTAAACAAATATCGTATCCTGTTGGTAGATCCCTGGCATCGATAACAAATTCTCTGAGGCCGGTATCAACATAACCACCCATACCAGAAAAGGTTTTATTTGTCGACATGCCTGAAATTGTTGCAATCACATCACGTTGTACCTTTACCGGCAAAACAATACACCGTGGGATACTAATAGATGTTGATGAAGATGTTTTTGTACCAGTAGTATAACTTGTACTTGCAGTAACGAGTTTATGTAGAGTAACTGTACTACCAAAAGCACGTTTTAATACATACAGAGTCTGTCGTATACGCCGATTCAAGTTATAGTTGGTTACATTTGTCATTTTAGATTTTCCGGTTTTTCACAATTCTGTCCAACCATGCGTGGACAAACTCGTACCAAATATTCAAGCACACGACCAATCCATTTAATGCACTCAGAACTTTGTGTTAATGCAACCGTAGTTTTTTCTACCAAATCAGTTAAAAGATTCTTTTGATAGGCTTCGAGATTTTCAATTCGGTTCATAAAATGTCGTTCTCGATTAAAATCCCTCCAAATGAAAAAAATCAAAATAGTCACCGTAGGACCAAATTCTTTCATTACAGGCAATAGAAAATCCATATTAGCCACCTTTCAAATACACCCAAACGAACCCCGGAAAATATCCGGGGTTCGTGGGTGTGGCTAAATTAGCCAAGTAGAACGCAACCAAGGTTTACGTCCAACAGAGCAACACCAGCCAAGAGATCCAAGGTCACAATCGTACCTTGAGTCGTAATGTCGTATTGCATGGTTACACGCATTGCAACATCGTTGTAATTGGCTACTGCGGCTTGAACACCACCGGCCCGTGGCAAGGCCAATGGGCGGGTAACAAGGGCCAGAGCATCACGATGGAAGGCCAAGTTGAATGAACCATAAGGGCCTGGGAACGCACTCTGGTTGTCAGCAACACCTACTGCCAAAGGACGATCAAGCCAAACAATCGTCTGTGAGGCGTTTGTTGGGTTTTCATATGCCTCGACAATAGTATAGACATGGCGAGTTCCAGCGGTCTCACCCCAAGCAATCATTTGACCAACCTGTGGAACCTTGGTGGCTGTATAACCATCAAGGGTAATACCCTTGGAATAACCAGCCGCATGGGCACCATCGGTTGAGCAATGCTTGTAGACGGTAATAACGTCGGCATTTGCGACGGCATACTTCAAAGCGGCATCCAACACAAACGTGGTGGAGTCAGCCGTGGTTTTGATATACCGTGGTTGGCCATCATCATCTACTACAATAAACTCGCCGTTTGCGGAACCGGCGATAGCACCCGTTGCCGTAATCGAGGTATCACCAGCCGCGTAAGCAGCATTGGAAGCACCAGCGGTGTAGGTGTCGGCACCGGTGGTGATCCCTGGCTGGTTCTGATCCATATAGGTATCAAAACCAAGGACACGACCTAGTGCAGCCTCTTGCAAAGCCAAACCACCGTCACCACGCTCGTTAGCCTTCAAGAACAGGTCCGTCTGCAACATGGCCGTTTCAGCCGCAGGGCCCAATACAACCCGACGACCTTGAGGATAGGCCAAGTTCTTGTTGAGTGTCTCACGGGCTTCCAAGAGCGTATCTCTGGCAGTCGTGCTGGTGAGCTTCGAGAGCTTACCAACCGGGTTGGCCAAATAACGATGGAACTGACCACAGAGAATTCGATCAATCGTTCGTGCAACACCTTGCATACCAGGGGCCAAGTAGACCTCCACCAAATCCTGGAAGGACTTGCTGGCTTCGCCATCCTTGATGGTGAAGCTGACATAGATGTGCTGATCCAGAGGAACCGTAACCAACGTGGACGATGCATCTTGTAGATCGATAGAATCCGCGTCAACCTTTCGTCGAGTCTGGAAAGATCCAGGTCGGCGTGTGTTGACCACATCACCAAAATTTGCAACTTCCATCGAGAAATCACGATGGACTAGATTTGCCATTACCATATTTTCGGTGAGGATGGCCAAACCCTCGTTGCACCATACTTCTGGAATAAAAGCGTCGTTGTCATTGTCATAACATGATACACACACTTGTAGAATGTACTTACTCATTACTCAGTTTCCTTTGTTTGTTTTTTGTTTCAAAATCGCATCTACCCCAGATTAACACACGAATCCGAAAACTGGGTGATTCGGATTAAAACCCAACTTTTTGTTGCTCACTGGTTGGTCAGTATCCATGCAACTTTATTCACACCCGGTTCTAAACCGGTAATTCTTAACGATTACCCTTCTTAATACCGAGGGCTGATGGATTCTCCTTACGTATTCGCATATATTCAGCCGTCGATAGTTTCTTGCGATCAATATTTCCACCACCGTTACCTTGTGCTGTGCCAGCACCGATGCCAGATACAACATTCGGTTTGAACAAATTACCATAAAGATCTTTGAGTTCCTTCATGCGTTTAACAGCATCTTCGGGGGCCCGTCGTGTAACTTGTGATGTGCCAGTTTCACTATTCACGTCTGCAAGATCCACAATAACTTCATATTGACCGGTACCCTTACCGTGATCATCAAGCTTCTCTGCAACTTTCGTCATTGGACGTAGCAATGAGATAATTTGAGATGCATTAAAAGCCTCATGTTGTACAGCAGCATCTTGCAATGTCCGCTCAACCAAGGTCTGTTTAAATTGATTCTCCCAGCGATTTGCGGCCTCTTTCCATTGGTTAGCCTCTTTAGACAGATTTTCTTCTAACTTTTTCTTCTCAGCAATCAATGTCTCTTCTTTGGTAAGATACGTTTTTTGCACGTCCTCTAATTTAGTCTCAAGCTGTGCCCGTGCCTCTTTTGTAAGATTTTGATCTTCTAATGCACTTTTATACATCCCCTCTAGTGACTGATATTTTTCAACCAGCTTACGTCGGTCGGCGGCCACAATAGCATTAACTTGCTCTTGGTTAAAAACTTCCGGCTTCTTACTGGCTTTAGCCTTTGCGTCAGCTTCGGCAGCCTCGGCGGCTGCGGCGGCAGCATTTGCGGCAGCAATAATAGGGTCAGTACCAGCATCATCTTCATCATCAAACATCGACACAGAAACTTGTACTAGATATTTCATTCCTAATCTCCTTCAAACCCCTGCATTTCAAACTACACGCTATACGCAGGTTTATAGCTATGTATCCCTGGCTGCTAGTACCCAGGTTGTTTAGTTTACTCTAGCAGTAGTAATAGCACGCCCATCCCTTAAAAATGGTTTAAGAATTCGCCACGCTAATGGACTGGCTATACCATGTAACAAATGTTCAATTGGCTGTTGATCTCGATTATATGCGGTTCTGGCACCTCCAAAACTCTGGCTTATTGTGCCAAGATTCTCTAATTCAATATCTGGATCAACACCATCTAATAAAGCTAAAGCAATCTCAAAACACGCAGTTTCAATGTCGGTAGGAACTGTAGCATCTGAATCGCGTGGAAATTCCAATTCTTGTTCTGCTTCCGCAACCCGCCTATCCGCTTGGTCAACATCATCATAATCATCAGCGGCCTCAAGCACAAGGTATACGGTGTGTTTGTACCCTTTATAGTTTAGTCGGTCGATACTTCGAGTGGCGGTATATAGTGCCTTAGTCTGATTGCTAGCAGATTCATTATCCCAAGCATCAGTATGTAACCGTGTGAGAAAATAGGCGTTTGCTTTTACCAGGGAACCGTACATGCTACTCATTATTATTTTTCCCTTCACCACGAACTGGTATAGTGGTAGTTTCCTTGGTAGTTGTATCGCGTGATTCTTTCTTCTCTGCTTTAGCATCGGCTACCGGAGTGGCAGATAAATCAGGGACACCGCGAGCGGCAGCCGCACCACCTTCTGAGGATTGTGCAATTGCAATTCGTGTTAATCGAGCGACGTGATCTGCCTGTGCTTTCTTAGCCTCACCAATATTAAAACCTAGTGCCATGCTGGCTGTTTCATCACTTACAGCACCGGCATCCTTGGCTTTAAGGATCACATCTGGCTCGCTAGTAGTATATGGAGCGTTATCAATTTCTTCATTGATTTGATCCATAATATCAACTGAAATACGCCCGGTCAACAGTGAAGTCACAATGCACTTGGCTAGCTCACGCTTCACTGTCTGACCGGGGACCGAATACATTAAGTCATTCAACTTTTTAGCTTCATCTAAGCGAGTTAAATCAGACTTAAGATTGTATCGATCAGGATACTTAATGACTGGGGCGGTTCGCCTATTGGGGTTTCTCTCTTCATAAGCACTCCAATAATTTGCAATCCGGCGTTCACAGTTTTCAAGCACCATACCAATAAAAGATAGGCCAGCTTCTAAACCTTGGTTATCGATATCCTTAGCCTCTGCCGATTCTGATCTACCAACTTTGTTGGCTACTGCAAGGTTTACTAGCTTTCTAATATCATCCTCTAGCTTCTCTTGGAGTTGCATAGAGGCTTTTAATGGTTCGGGTGACGGGTGAATAAACCCAGGGCGGTCTGCACGTAGGTCATATGCGATACCTTGGGTCGTACCTAATTTACGTTCATTGTCTGCCCCTGGTTGACCACCAGTTGTTGCAGTACCATCAGGATTTGTAGCGTGCTTTAAGTGGTCACCAACTGCACGCAAATCTTTTTGTTCTGTATAGAAAGGAAAATTAGCTTTTAATGCGTAAGCTACATCGCTTGAACCTAAATTCAATAATGCGATTTGATGCGTGCATACATCTTTAAGTACACTATCACCAATGTCCAATAGAGTAAATGGAATCTTATCAAGCTCCAATCTAATTGGATCGACTGCATTTAATTCAAGATTACTAGCAGTAATTGGCTTACCCGAAGTGTTGAAAAATTGAATACATACTTTACCGGTTTCTGGGCAGATGTATACAAAACGATATCGCTCGTAAGAACCACGGGGTAGAGCGATCGGTAATTGGTTACTATAGGAACTTAGATCACCATAATCAACACAACGATCACGTAAAAGAACGGCTTGAAAATCGGATATTTGGTCGGGACGCGAAGTTGTCCACGACAAAATATCCTCAACAGCATACGTGTAGAGATATGGGCGTGCTGCAGTTGTTTCAGCTAATGTTGTTGCGTGAATTTCTGGCATATCAACAAAAATACCTACACGGCCCATGATTAAAAGTTCAGTAAGAACCTGATAGCCCATAAAGGAAGTCATACTAGAGCCGCGAAGATCAACACCACCATCAATACCGTCTACTGCTCGTTGATAGCTTTCACTACCGTCTTTACGTAAAACATCACGCATGCGTTGAAAAATTGCGTTTCGAATATCGTTGACTGCCGCTTTTGCAAAAGCCGGTACTGGTGTAATTTGACGGCGAGAATTGTAGTCCGTATCCGATTCACGGCTGGAATACCGTTGTAAATAAGAAGTTACAAAGTCATCACCACCGTTATATGTATTTCTCCAGAGATCCCAATAAACTTGATCCCTGTAGAATCTTGGATGGCGGTAGTCGATAAGCAGTTTCTCAGGCAATGACATTATTTACTCGCCCTTATGGTTATAAGAATGCTTTAATTGGCTGGTTGTTGGTATAGCTTGCCGCCAATGGAAGAGCAATCTCGGCGTAATTGAATGCATGACAAAAGTGGTCGGCCCCAGTGTCAACATAATCAGCCACATAGTTTCCGTATCGATCTTTAGTGTATACCCTAACACTTGACTTAATATGTTCTCGAAACTCTTGGCTCATGTCACATGGCAGTGTGACTCGTTGGCTATGAAATCTACCTAAACTAGAATCTAACCAAGAAGTTCGGTCAACTGTTGCCATGGGTGTTCCTATTTCGTCCTCTGTGACTGTCATTTCTTTTCCAGATTGACCAGCACGATATCGACATAATGTGACATACCCGTGAAATCGTCGTGCAAAACGTCTCGCATCATTAGTAAACGGATCGGCGTCAATAACACAATGTAAAATTTGCCACTCCCGCATCAAATAATCCAAGCGTTCAAACTCAGACCCTAGAATCTTACCTTCCCATAATACTTTTGCAATGGAGCCTGCATTTAAATCTCTACCCATTTTATCGATGAACCACTCAACAACAACAATGTGACACCATGTTCCAACATCCACACCCATTGTTATCAATCTTGTACCGCCTATAGCAGGGCGTTGATCACTCTTGGAATAATTATTCTTTATGCATAGATCGATTAAATCATCTGTTACCTTTGCACCCTCACCGATATATGGTAAACCGAGTTTTGAATTATGAAATTCAGTTGCAGCAGCTTCGTCTCCAAGGCCGCGAAAATACGCGACAACTAATTCATTGGCTGATACAGTAAATGAATAAAGTTGATTCAGATGAAAGCTTCTATGGTCTTTACTGAATGTTTTCTCTTGTGCAATCCACTTGCCTGTTGCTAAAAATTCTGGTTTTTCAGCCTGCTCAATTCGACCACCGCATTCTTTGCACTTTAGATAGGATTCAGCACATCTAGGGTCCGTTACTGATTCCCCAATTATCTCAATACAATCTGGCCAAAGAAATTCAGTAAGTCGGCCACAACGTGGACAGGTAAACATAAAATGTTCCTGACTACCTTGCTGATAAAGTTTATGTATTCCTTTATTAGGGATCTTCGGGGTCGAGATGGCCCAAATGTTTTTCTCACGTTGTCCGCTTAACCGTTCTAAAGCTAACCAGATTTGTGCTTGGTCCATTTCGTCGAGTTCATCGAGGATCAATGTTGATACTGGAACTGACTTTAGATTACTATCTCCTCTTGAACCGCGAATATAAAGATTTACCCCACCAGCTTGTTTAAGATTCACTGTATTAGTGTCAGTGAAGATTGAATTCAAATAAGGGCTATTTAATAACGCTGATTTAAATCGAGATTTAGAAAAGTCGCCTGCATTTATACTGGTTGGAAGTACATATAATACATCGCGTTTTAGTATGTCAATTGTATAGAAAGCTCTATTGATTGCAACTTCTGTTACACCTAGCTGTGCGCCCTTCATCGTCGAATTCCACGGTGTAGTGGAATCGCTAATTTCTCTCGCCCAAGG